CTAGCAGCTCTTGTAACCCTAGTGATGTCACTCCTCCTCCTGCACCACCGACAACACCTGTACCGGAGTTCGTACCGCCACCAACAGAAGAAGTGAGAGCAGCCAGAGCCGCCGCTGAGAGACATCAGAGAAGGCTGGCGAGAGCGAGAGCAGAGAAGCGGAGAACATTGGAGGAAGGGTTAGACAAGATCAGCGAGGATGAGGAAGAACCAGAAGTTAGCGGAGGCTTACCGGACACTCCTTTGTTGGAAGAAGAGCAAGCAGGACATGAGCACGAGATAGGGAACATGGGCCCCAAACCCGAACCTGAGCGAAGGGAACGCACACCTTCACCAGTCTACGACGTACCCTTCGGAGTGCCGTCTCCGAGCCTGTCTGGAGATGAAGAGGAGAAACACACCTCCCCAGTCTGGGACTCGGACGAGGAGGACTGCAGTGGTAGCAATGAGGAACCGGGACCATCTGAGCAAGAGGCGGAGGATTTTTATGACCCTGCGGACGAAGAACATCTCTTCAGCGGCCCTGTTACCCTGAACAAACCGCTGGACGAACCAACAGAAGGCAACAAGCTCGACCAAGAAGCGACAATAGCGCCCTTCGACAAGGATTTTCGTTCAAGGACCTGCAGTCCCTCCCCAACTATAAGACTGGGAGGACGACAGCGGAGGCAGGTCCTGAGTCTCTTTTCCGCACCATCATATACGGCTTGGTCCACAAGACCAACGCCCCCCCTCACCAAGCGAGAAGATCTGCTTTCCGGACGCTCCTCAGACAACACCAGAGCGCCATCACCAGACACGGAGTCAATGAGCTCGCTTCCGCCCGGGCTGGACCTCAGCTGGCTCAACACCAGCGAAGAGTGAACGCGAAAGTGTGTGACACGAGACTCAGCAGTGAGCACGCCATCGATGTTGTGGTGAATGGCCTCCCTGCTGCGGCGAAGTCGAGCGTGGTGAGAGATTTGTGTAATGCGGAGGATTTGATTTTAGTACCCACAAAAGATCTGGAAACTGACTGGATCACAAAAACCAAAAACATGCATTTTAAGTATAGACCTGCGGTGATGACCATCACAAAATTTATAGACTCCCCCCCCCCCCAGACCAAATACCGCCTCATCGTTGTGGATGAGGTATTCCTCATTGAAGTGGCCCTGTTGGCCTATGCACGAAATTTCTGCCAGAAGGCGTTAGGGCTAGGAGATACCAGCCAGATCAAGGGCTTTCACACCAGGTTGGCTCAGCAGAGCTACGAACTGCGCAAGGAGTGCATCCCATTCTACATATCTGCTCCTTTCTCCCTTGGATTACCAGTCGACGTCCTCAGACTGGGGAAGAAATTGGGCTTCGTTCCGCCTGAAGCTCTAACCCTCAACACCACTCACGCCCTCAGACTCATCACCCCCGAAGAGGCCATACCCATATCAACCCATCCAGACACTCTCATGATTGTGTTCAACCGAAGCGAGTTGGTTGAGACACAGAAGAACCGACTCACAGCGCACACCAGCCAGGGCCAGAGACCGAAACAAAGCCTAATCCGCGCAACGAACAGTGAAGCCGTTTGGATCCCTGGTTCCGGTCACTTCTGGGTGGCACTCAGTAGGGCAACGCATCGAACCTACTTATTGCTGGATGCCATACCTCTAGCCAATTTTAACAGGTATGCACTAGACGTGCAGGGAACCACCCACAAGGAGATCCGACGTCTCGAGTCATTCAAACAGACGTTCAACGAGTGTGATGCCACGGCTAGCCTAAGAAGTCACTCTCTCACGCACCAGGCCATCGAGACTGGGTTGAAGTACGACACGCCAATTTTTGCCGAGGAAGACGATGTGCCAAGTGAGCCTGCTTATCGGATCAAGATTAGTGCGGACCCCAACATCCTCAGTGCCGCCATGACGAGCATCAATCTCAACGTCGAAGGCATTAGCTACGCTGATGTGGCTGATACTAGTGACTTGACATTCAAGAGCCGATGCTCGGCGGCTGGTCGGATGCGACTAGATCTGAAGGCAGCGCACGGAAAAAGCTCCAGCATCCTCAACCCAGCGGGAGTCCACTTCCGAAGCGACGACACCATCACGGAGGCGTTCACCATCATCGATCGGTACTTGCAATTGCCCGAGTTCAAGACGGAGCGGGGCCCCGACCAAATGGCAGATGAGTTGCTTGAGGCGTTCTTCAAGGCGTTCATCAAACAAGATGCAGATTTCATCCCCTTAGACAACAACACAACCTTCAACGACTGGTTGGCCACGAGGAAGATGAACACATTCCAGTTGGATGGCTACGACTTCGGAGAAACAAGGGAATCCACGGAGTACCACAGCTTCCTGAAGAGTCACGCAAAAGCCAAAAACAAGATGGGCTTCGGTTTGAAGTTGGAAAAGGGGCAGACCATTGCTGCAGGAAGCCAAAGTTACAACGCTCGCTTCAGTGGTTACGCCAGACAGCTGACTAATGCACTCCACCAAGTGATGAAGGGGAATGCGGCCATGGACATCGGGATGAACGAGAAAGCCTTCGAAGCCAGGTGCAAGGAAATGGGAGCGTACAGTGAGAACAATACTCAGATTGACTGCGACAGCCAAGACTCCTCACACAGGGAGCACCACGTAGTCATGCTGATCAACTTGCTGCGCATCTTTACAGACATCACTGATGAGGATTGCGCTATTTACTATCACATGCGCAAGTCAAACACAGTGACAGCCAGAAACTTCGGCTCAGACCAGCAGATCAAGTACAACATTAGTTGGATCTTGCCATCTGGCGACCCACTCACGCTGCTGGCCAACTGCGTCCACGAGGCCGCTTCCTTGGCGTACATCTTTTGCCTCTGGTTGGTAGAATACACGGCGTTCTATGAGAAAGGAGATGATGTGTACGTCAACTGCATCCTCCCTTTTGGTCCTTTAGAGAAGTTGCGGATGCAGGAAGTGGGGATCAGCATCAAGATAGACTACAATCTCCCCCCTTTCTTCGCAGCTCGCTACATCTTGCCGGACAACACCACGGCCTACGACCCGGTGAAGATAGCTGCCAAGTACTCGGTGAAGAACTTCAGCCCCGACCTGATCGAGGAATACCTGCGAAGTTATGCCGACATACTTCGACCCATCACCCCCCAACAGTTCGCCCTGATCAACCTGTACAACTTGGCACACCACCCTAGTTTGACTCTCGACGAATCTGAGCTGCTCACCAACTTCGCCTACAGTCTGTGGGACCGAGAACACTTCCTTAAATACCAAAAGCCTGATTACCACCTCAGGTACCAATTATTCTCACCAAAGATGGACTGCGCCCGGACTGTGTTTCGCGCGCTCGGAAGTAAAAGCCACCAATTATCAGCTTCCCCTAACGCCAATGAGGTCATGACGCAGGCTGCAATCTGCCACTTGCGCTATCAATATCACCCCGATCAACCCACCGCAGTTTTGGAAGACATTGCCAGGCGACACCCACACACTATCATTCTCAGCAACACGCATGCGACCACCTACGCAGCTTATGAGAGATTGGACATTCAGCGACCCAACGACACCAAGAAGAAGAACAAGAGATCCCTCCAAAGTACCTTTTATTCATAGTCGCTAAATAACAACATCCACACACCACCTTCCGCCATATCATAAATCAAAATGGCTTCCGACGGACTCACAACTGCTCACACCACCACCCTCTCGGCCGGTTTGACTATCCCGGTCCTCACCCCCCGCACCAACGAAATCAACATTACCATCTCTGGCCGCATCACCATGGCGGCTGGCTTAGCCAACGAAGTAGTATCCATCAGAGACAATGCCACTGTCGCTCAGTGGCTCTTCCCATTCGAAGAGGCCGATCTCGTAGCAGCAACACTCACGGCGAATATCGCTCCGGCTTCCGGAGCTTTCTTCATCGCCGGTTTTTGCCGCGACGGTGCAACTGCCTCAGCAGACAACGCTGAGAAGATGATTTACAAGACTGAAGGATACACAGCCAACTATACTGGCATTCAGCACGTCGTTTCGCTCCCCCTCAACCACAACTACGGAAGGAAAATTAAGGGGACGAATCTTGGAAACCCTGCCCCCGCCATCATGCTCCACGCGAGCCACGGCACCACCACCACCGCTTACACCGTCGGTAGGTACAGCCTTAACATAGTTATGGCTCCCTCCGGCATTTCAGTCTAAAAGTAGGACCGCCACCCTGCTATTGCCTCAGTTAATAATTGCAAAGTTATTCCCCCGGCCCCTCGCCGGTTATGAGACGCAGAGCTAGTCCTTGTTATTCTGTTTGTTTGCTTGACGATGGTTGTCGTGAGAAGGTTGTTTGGGTTGTTTGGGTAGTACCATTTGGAGGACTTATTTGTTTTTGCTTTATGAGTTAGGAGAATTTATTATTTTATATCTACG